CCGTGGCCCGCTCGATTCAGGCGTACGGATTTAACAACCCGATTATCACCGATGCTGATCTGAACATCGCCGCCGGCCACACCCGGCTCAAGGCGGCGATCCAGATGGGTCTCTCGACCGTCCCCGTGATCCGCGTCCTGGGGCTCGTCGGCTCCAAATTCATGGGGTACGCCATCGCCGATAACCAGACGGCGACCATCGCCACCTGGGACGACGAGAAACTACATACCCTCGTGGCTCAGTTGAACCTCGAAGACGATTTCGATATCGCCTCACTCGGATTCTCGGACAACGACCTGGCGGACATCCTCCGAGACGATGAGGCCGACGCCGGTATTGACGACGTTCCTGAACCGCCCGCCGTGCCGGTGACGCAACCGGGCGACCTGTGGCTACTCGGCGATCATCGGTTGCTATGCGGGGACATCACGCGATCCGGTGATATTACACGAGTGATGAACGGCGAGAAAGCCGATTTCATTTTCACTGATCCCCCCTATGGACACAACAACAACGACGGTGATCTGATTCACAACTGGGAAAAAGCACTGGGGAAACCGAGAACAACAGGATCGGTGGCGCGACCGATTGCAAACGATGGAGCGGAAGACGCGGCTAGGGTTTATTCCGCCTTTCTCGCAACGGCAAATGATCTGCTCCATCCCGGTGGTTGCTGCTGCTGCTGCTGCTGCGGCGGCGGCGGACCAGATCCCCAGTTTGCCCGATGGGCGATAGAGATGGATCGGGTGATCGGATTCAAACATGCTGTTGTCTGGGACAAGGGCGGACTTGGTATGGGATGGCATTATCGCCGCAACTACGAAATGATTCTCATCGCCCAGAAACGTGGAGGGCCTTGCCGTTGGTTCGGCGGAACGGACGTATCGAATGTCATCCGTGATATCGGCAAAATCATTCCGAGCGCAGAGCAACATCCGACCGAAAAACCCGTCGCTCTCGTTGAGCATTTCATGCGATTGCACTCGCTTCGTAGTGAGACAGTGTTTGATCCCTTCGTCGGTTCCGGCACCACGATCATCGCGGCGGAGAAGTTGGGGCGCCGCTGTCTGGCCATCGACATCGAGCCGAAATGGTGCGACGTTGCGGTCGAGCGTTACGAGAAGCTGACCGGCGGAAAAGCCCAGCGGGAGCAGGCATGTGGGTGACCCCGGTGTTCCGGTTACATCCGAAAAGCGCGCCGAGATGCGAGAGGTTTATCTCGAACACCGCACGTGCCAAAGCGTTGTCAGAGCCTGTGACGTGTCATGGCAAACCGCAGAGCGCTATCGCGTTGAGGACAAATGGGATGAGGCCTGCACTAAGGTCGACCAACTCGCCGAGCGTCTCGCTATTCGAAAAATCGGAACGAGGCGAGCGGACACGATCCGCATCGCCCAGGCGGCCATCGTCAAGATGGCTAGGAGCATCAACGACAAAGACACTCTCGACTGGAGTGCGACGGACGTGGATAAATTGGCTCGCCTCATTGAACTGCTTACTGGTAGTGCCGATAGTCGCCCTGGGGTTGCAAACAACAATCCCGTCCTGGTCCTGCCCGACGATGGCAGCGATCCGGACTTCAATCCAAATGCAAATACCACAAGCGAAATTCTGCCCGCAGTCGATCCCGCAGTGGAAATTTCTGGCGAGTCGGGCTGACGCGACGATCTACGGCGGTGCGGTCGGGGGTGGCAAGACATATGCCCTGTTGCTTGCGCCGCTGCGCCATGTTCGCCGTCCTGGATTCACGGGCGTGATCTTTCGGCAAACAGTGCCACAAATCCGGCAATCGGGTGGCCTTTGGGATGTGGGAAGTCGAATCTATGAAGACAATCGGTTCCGTGGTAAGGCCAATGAGACAAGGCTCGAATTTTCGTTTCCATCGGGAGCAAAGATCGGATTCGGGCACGTCGGTGCGGATCGCGATCTCAGCGACTGGGCGGGCTCACAGATTGCATCCATCGGCATCGACCAGATCGAAGCCTTTAGCGAAAATCAATTCCGTTTCTTAACATCGAGGAATCGCTCGACATGCGGGATCATCCCACGCATTCGCGCCACGTGCAATCCGGATCCCGATTGCTGGCTTCGTGAATTCATGGGGTGGTGGATCAATCGCGAGACTGGCTATGCCATCCCTGAACGATCCGGAGTCGTGCGGTATTATGTGCTCGAAAACAATACACCGGACTGGGCCGATTCGCGCGAGGAGCTTCTGGAGCGCCATGGCGTCGATGCTGGCGTGCTGTCGTTCACGTTTATCCTCAGTCGGCTGCAAGATAACCCAGAACTCATGAGGATGAACCCGGGATATCTGACGTATCTGCGGGGCCTTCCCATTGTGTTACGCGAGCGGTTGCTCATGGGTAACTGGAACGTGCGCGCAACTGCTGGCGACTATTTCAAAAGGGAGAAGTTTGCTATTCTTCCGACGTGTCCCCCATTGGTAAAGACTTGGCGCTATTGGGATCGCGCAGGAACTGCCCCGAAGGATGGTAAGCCGGCCAGAGGATCGTGGACAGCTGGATGTCTCATGGGTGTGACCGCTGGCGGTCAATATGTGATTGCCAATGTGACCCGATTTCAATGCGAGCCCCCTGAAGTTGTGACGCGGATTCAGAATGTTGCGAGTCAAGACGGTCGGCATATCAACATCGGCATAGAGGGCGATCCGGGACAGGCAGGAAAGTCTGAGGCCCAAAGTCAAATCAGGGGCTTGGACGGATATCATGCCGAAATCAATTACGTGCGCGAATCCAAAGGCGCACGGGCATTGCCATTATCGTCTCAAGTGTTCGTCGATAACGTGGCACTAGTCGCCGGCGATTGGATTGCTCCGTTTCTGGCCGAGGCTGAGAATTTTGATGGAACGGGCAAGGGCATTACTGATCAGATCGATGCGGCGAGCGGCGCGTTTCACATGCTAGTGTCAGAGAAGCGGCACGGGACATGGGGCAGATAGCAATGGCGAATCGCATGAAATCGGAGCCGATCTCGCCTGGGAATGGTAAGCCGGCTGGCCTTATTGCCGTGGCCCGCCAGGCATTCCAGGCGCTCTCATCAATCGCGACACGGGCGGCCGTGTCGGCTTACCTTGGTAAATCGTACGGTGGTGACCGCGATATCTACACGGCGTTGGGATATAACAAGACGCCTGTTTATCCGGATTACTATTCGCACTACCTCCGCCAGGATGTCGCCCGTGCGATCATTGATGTTCCTGTACGCGCCTCATGGCGCAAGATTCCGCTGGTCTCCGAAAGTGAGGCAGATGAGACGGAGTTCGAGAAGGCCTGGACCGGCATGTCGCAGGCGTTGGACATCTGGCATTATTTCAGTCGCGTCGATCGGCTGGCCGGGATCGGTGAGTATGCAGTCATGCTTATCGGATTCGACGACGTTGCGCAATTGAGCGAACCCGTGCGACGTGCCGGTAAGGTTCTCTATCTCATGCCATATAGCCAGGAAAATGCGGTGATATCAACTTACGTCACCGATTCTAAGGACGCCCGTTTCGGACTCCCGAGCGCATATTCCGTCCGCATGAGAAGCGTACTCGGCGCCGCGGCGAGTACGCAACAGATCGTTCACTGGTCCCGCATCATTCACGTGGCGGAGGATACATTGGATGATGATGTGCTTGGTCTGCCCAAGTTGCAGCCTGTGCTCAACCGTCTTCAAAATCTCGAACTAGTCGTCGGCGGGTCGGCGGAAATGTTCTGGCGGGGGGCATTCCCGGGCCTTGAATTCCACTTACCGGAAACCGCACGGCTGGGAACCCAGACCGAGGCATTGATGGAAGCCGAAATTGAGGAATATATTCACGGGTTGAAGCGATATATCCGCACTGTTGGTATGGATGTGAAGGCGATTGAGCAACAGCTTTCCGATCCATCCCCCCATGTGAGTGTGTTTCTTGATCTGATCTGCGCAGCTGCACGAATCCCCAAGCGCATCCTCTTGGGGTCCGAGCGTGGTGAGCTGGCGTCGACGCAAGACGAATCGAACTGGTATGCGGGGATCGATGACCGTCGGCGCCTGCATTGCGAGCCGAACATTCTCCGTGCATTTATCATCCGATGCCAGGACGTTGGTGTGCTGCCGGCGACGCCGGATGGGTATCAGGTGCGGTGGCCCGACCTCATGGCTCAGGATGATAAGACCAAAGCCGAGGTGGCTAATATGAAGTCGTCGGCATTGAGCCAGTATGTGAGCTCGGGTGCGGAGACGCTCATGCCGCCAGCGTTCTTTCTCCAGCATGTTATGGGATTCGATAGGGATCAGATGGATCAGCTCGAAGAAATCCAGAACAAATTCGATAATCTGGCAAATGGCTCAGGAATGAGAGAGCCGGAACCCGATCCGGTTTCGGGGGGGGTAGGATGATGAATAACGATCCTTTGAAGTTGTCTGATCTATCCACCGCCGAATTGAAGCTGCGGGCCGCCATGTGTTTGCAAATTGCAAATGAGGTCAAGGCCGATGGCGATGATCGATGGTGCGAGGCGCGGCGACAGCTCGATGAGATCAATACCGTATTGGAGGAAAAGGTCCGCTCGGATGGCGCTGACTATATGGCGCCCAAGCCGGATGCGATTGTGATCGAGATGCAACCAGTGATACTGCGGAATCAGCGACCGATGTAAGAGTGTGGGAGGAGAATCAGATGGCGCAGGGACAAGGTGCTAGCTACAACGAGTTCAAACGAGCGTTGCTCGCGGGTGAAATTGATTTATCGGGGGATTCCTCGGGCCATGTGATCAAAGTCTGTTTGGTCACGGCATATACACCAAACATCGACAGCGACCTCACTTATACGACGACCATTTCCGGGAAGGAATGTAGTGGCGGCGTATATGTTGCGGGGGGGGCCACACTAGGAGGGAAGGCCGTTACAACGGACACGGCGAACGATCGCGGGAAGTTCGATGGGAATGATGTACTATGGTCTGCACTTCAGCTTGCGCAGACGCCGAGCCATGCGGTCATGTATGACAATACACATGCGGGCAAAGCGCTCATCGCTTACTGGGAGGTTACGACGCCAACGAATGGCGGTGATTACACCATAGCATGGAACTCTTCGGGTATCTTCCTGCTGACGTGAGGAACGGATCATGGATTGGAGTAACCACCTGGGCGCATAGGAGGTGAGGGTTCATGGTGAAACTCAACGGGGCGATAACGGCAGTGAAAAACAGTCTCATTGCCATGGTGGTTGGGGCGTTACTTGTCTGGCTGATCCAGACGGTGCGCGCGGACGATGTCAGGCGAATTGAGATTGTCGAGATACAGAACATGCATCAGGACAGTTCGATAGCCCGGCTCAACACCATCGTCGCCAGCGAACTCTCTGAGTTTGCAAAGACACGAACGGGGCTGGAACAACGCCTTGACTTGATTATGGAGAAACTCAAAATCCCTGACAGGATGAAAACGCGGTCTGAAACGACCCGCTGATGATAGAGGGAGGGAAGAGATGAAACGCAAATGGTACGGAGGTTTGTTCGGGGTGGCGTTGTGTTCGCTGGGATTCCTCGGTGGATGTGGTACGCCGCCAATGTCACCAAATGACATCAATGAGTTTGTCGTCACCGATCCGGCGATGGTGTTACCGATTAAGAATGCCGGTGCGGGACTTCAGGTCCCGGTTGTCGATTCCATCAAGACTCCGGTGGACATGGTATTACCGATCAAATTGGATTGAGGGGACGCATGTCGAACGAGGAGCTATTGGCCCCAGACTTCTGTCCGGGGATCATAGCGTATACCGGGATTCGGTGTAACGGCACTGAGGCGCGACCGACGTTCGGATACGTAGATGCATTCGGTTTCTTGCACTGCGAGCCGTGGTACGGGATTACCGAAGCGCAGGACGCGGCGGACGCACAACGGCATGAAGACGAAACGAAGGAGTGAATATGGACAGTACACTCGTTGAACCGCTGGTCAGAGTGCTGGTGGTGTTCGGGATCCCGGTGGGATGGCTGGCAGCAGGCGGCATCACCGTGGTCGGCGTCGTGAACACGATCAAGGCATTGCTGCCGAAGACGCTGGCGTCAACATGGTATCCGATCATCGGACTTCTGGTGTCCGGCGCCTATGCCGGGATCACACTTTGGCCGAACTACACGGGCGTCGCCGGCGGGACGTTCGCGCTCTGGTTTCTGACGTGGGCGACATGGGTTGGGCTGAAGATGGGTGCGACCGCAATCGGCGCGCGGACGAAGTAGGGAGGGCGTATGCCAGACGCAGTGAAATCGATTCCCGACATTCTCGAACCCGTGAAGTTGCCGAAAGCGTCGTTCAACTTCTGCGACCTCAATATCTGGGAACGGGTACGGACCGATGGCGGGAAGGACTTCATGTCGGGTGATCGAATCTACGCTGTGGACGCGGCGGGGACTGTGATCGGCAAGATTGTCCGGCCCCGGATGAACGCGGTCGGCGGATTTTTCGATCCGGTCAACGGGCCCTCGTGGGGAGCGATGCTGCACGTCTACGGGAACGATCCGGCGACGCTGAAGAAAGACGGCCCGGATGACGGGGAGGAAATCTTTCTGCGTTGGTCCGGCTTGCAGGGATTCGGGTATCTCGAAACCACGGAGCCGATCATTTTCCGGCATTGGGGATTCTTGCCGGCCCATCCGGTGCTGCCATGAAGGGGGACTGATGTCCGACTATGACGTTGTAAAGAAGGAAGTCATCGCCGAACTTGAGGGGGCTTACTCCGCAACGCGCGGGATGGAATGGAACGGCACGGAGATGAAGAAGCTCGCTCCGAAGATCATCATCGCCGTCGAACGGGTTGTTGTGCGTATGGGCGGGCTGCCGGGGAAAGACAAGAAGCAGCTGGTGATCGACACCATCAATCACTTCGTGGATATTCCTTTTGTCCCGGAATCTCTTGAGGACAACCTCATCGCCCTGATTGCCGGACCGGCGATTGACTGGATCGTGGCGGCGTTCAATCATGTGTTCGGGAAGACGTGGGAGAAGCTATTCGGGATGGTGCCGGAATGACGCGCCGGGCGATTGAGGGATGGTTCATCGCTGCGGTGCTGTTGGGCATCGTTCTGGTGGTCGCCTTCCTTGTTTCCGCTGCGCCGCCGCCTGATACGGTGCGCATCTGCAAAACGACCATCATCGCGAGCGTCTATACCAACAGCGCGACGGACCCGGTGCCGCGGCTGGTACGCGCTGACACGACCGTCGTGCGGGACACAATCTACGGGGTCGGGTGTCCGGGAGGGCGACCATGAGGTGCATTGTATATGGTCTTGTCTGGAGCAAGAAATGACGTGTATACAATGTGTATAAACATGGAAAGTTTTACTGAAGGCAGAGATTGAGGGGGAATGATATGGCAAATCCTGACGCTACCAAGAAGATCATGCTGGCCTTCACACTGGCGGAGATGACGAAGCTCACCGCCAAGGCCAAGTTCCTCGGTTATGTGACCGACAAGCCGCCCGTCGGCGATGTCAAGCGGATGCTGACCGATACCGCGCTCGCACTCATCAAGGGGTGACCGATGCTGATTACCTCCAGCCAGTTGGCGACGAAGATGATTATCTATGTAGCCATCGCGGTTGCAATAGGTGCTCTATTCTACGGTGCATTCGCTCTCATGTACTGGCTGTTACCATTCTACGACTTGGGGGTTACGTGAATGGTCCGCTGAGATTGCGATTGTATTTCTTGTTGATCCGTGTCTTGCGTGCCATTAGTGGGCAAATGGGGGAAGTTGGCGACAAGCAAACCGAGGAGGACCAGGTGGATAACATGCCGACATTATACATGAATAATGAATTGTCTGACGGGACAATCGTCCAGCGGTGGAAGATCACACCGTTGGCTTGGGATGCTGAACCGCTCGATGTATTGCCCCCGTACGATCTCATGAAATGCTCACGGTGTTTGATCTTCCCTGTCGCGGTGATTGAGGTTCCCGAGTGATGGTACGCCGCTTCTTATATCTCGGCGCCGTCATCGCCGTATTACTCGGTCGAACGGTTGCGAGTGCGAATGTCTTCGGTTGGCAGGGGGGGTATACGGTTGCCGTCAGTCTCGGCAACGCTATCCGGGGATCTCAGTTCCGAAGTGGTGATAGTGGCATGGCCACGTCCATTTCGGTTTATCTCGTGCCAGAGGGCGGCGCCGAGGCATTGAAGGTCAAATGTGCTCTTTATGAATGTGATAGTGCCGGCACGGCTTTGACATTAATTGCCAATGGACAGACCGAAGAAAGAACGTTGAACACGTCATTGGGCAGCGCTTGGTACAAGTTCGAGTTCATTCATGCGAAACCCTATCTCACCAATCGCTGGTACAGTCCCGTGGTTTGGGCCGAAGCTGGGGCAGTCTACCACTGGCAGGTGGCATGTACGACCGTCACATCGGGCTACATGACATTCAAGCCGTTGTTTTATGCCGATTGGCCATCCTCCACGACATCCACCAATACGGCGAACTACAATCGCTGTATCTATGTCGCCTTTTGTCACGGCAGTGATTTGATGATCTATAATGATTCAGCCGATTTCACGATGGGACAGATTGCGCCGGCGATTGCCGCCGCCATCGACACGTTGCGGATCAACGCTGATGGCGATACGGTGTTCTGGATGGTTTCCCCCGGGAGCGGGGCGGATTACCTCTATGTGGACGAATCAACACCGGCGACGGATTCAATTGTCTCGAATAATGTGGTAGTCTCTGGCAACAAGACCGAGATGTTCAATCTCGTGGATGACACGGCATACAATGGACTCGACTCCTGCAAGTTGCTTGTCCATGCCCGTTACGAGGTGGGATCGGAAGGTGTGGACAATCGTATCCTGTTTCGGATCGACACGGCGGTGGGCGTATCGCAGCCGTTCCGAATTGGGAGTTTTGATGTTACATCCAGTTGGGCAACGTACACGTCGCCAAATCTTCCGACTTTGACTAAAGCACAGATGATCCGGTTGCAGGTTGGGGTACGGGATTCGACGAATTCGGCCGGTGAAGAGGGCGACCTGCACCAAGTTGCATGGGTGGCGTTGAAACGGTGGAAGTCCGCGGTGATTGCATTGGATGTTTGGTCGGATTCGCTTCTCAAGGTGGGAAGTGTGGCGGCGGGAGTACAGCGCCGCAATCGAATCTTTCTCGCACTTCGTAATACTGATTCCATCGGTTATTACAATCCTAACGGTGTGGGATGGTACGACTCGTTGGCTCTGTTGCGGATCATGGTCGATTCAATCAGTCCTGCCGTGACCCGATATCTGACGGCGCGAATGATAAACCCGGCGAATCTCGATGATACTACGGTCTTCGCCATCAAGGGCGCAGCGGCAAACAATGCGGCGTACGCACATTCTAACTGGATGTACTGGTCCTCTAATGATACCACTTGGGGTCTTCCGGGGGCCGACAGTGCGGGTCTTGATTGGTACAATGCCGACTTTGATAGCTTTGCAGTGAGTCAACACGCCGTCATTACTGTAGATATTACGGATTGGGTGCGGCGCATGAATGACGCGCCGAATGCCGTGCGGCCCATCTATTCCGGTCTCATCCTCTTGGCGGCGCGTGAGGATTCCGCGGCCAATGCGTGGGTGAAGTTGGGCAACGTCCAACCATTTGCCAATGTTGATTCGTCATGGATCGAGATTTATCGAGTGGCGACCGATAGAGTACCCGCTGAGGGGGCACAGGGGCTGAAATGGTTTGGCGCGCAAAGCTCCGGGAGTGTGGCAGCCTCATTGGAAAATATCATTCGGGGTGGCCGATATCTTTCGACCACCGCAATTGGTGGCACCGTAGGCACGGGCATAGGCATTGCAGACAGCATCATCGCCTACATATCGTTTTCCGGAAACACCGTCCCGGATACATGTAAGGCCGCGCTTTACACATACAGTGCCGGCACGCTCACGCGGGTCGATACGACCGCGCAGCGGGTTTTTCCAATTGGGGCCAAGACATCGGGATATTATAGTTTTGCCCTTCTGAATCATCCGGCGATTTCGACCTCATACACATACGATCTCTGTGCTTGGTGCAAGTCGAATGGCGCAGCAGACGTTGTCAATCTCCTAAAAGCCACTATTGGAACTTTCTATATGGACTGGATTTCATTGGCTTACGCTGCTTGGCCAGCATCTCAAATGGTCAGCTCGACGAATTCGTTCCAGCTAAGGATATATTGCTGGTACACGGAAGCGGCGACTGGGACCAATAAGAAGAAACGGTTTTTTAGTATAGGAGCACCCAACTGATGAAACGCATATCTCTCCTGATCTTGGCGGCGTACGCCGTTCTGTCTTTGCTTCTCATAGAGAGGGCAGATGGCGGAGGAATCTATCGTAACCGCACCAACAATCCGACGGGGATCGATTCTATCTCCCTGATGTTCGGATTCCTCAATGATTCTCTCTTACCACAGCGGAAGGCAACGGGCGATTCGATTGTTGTGTCAGTCCGATATCCGAACGGTGATTCGGCTTGGGCTTCCAAGATCGACAGCAATAATGCTAGGATCAAAGAGACCGTCATCGGTGGGAAGTATTACTACGCCTTCCGGGCCCAAATATCCGACATCGACGGCGATGGTCGCGAGGGCGTTTACTCATGGGAGATATTCGCGGTAGATGTCAGCGTCCCAAGTTACACTCCGTATACGGGGACTTTGCCGATCTACAACAAGTCATTCTATGCCCAAATGGATTCCAGCACCGCCTATATGACCGAGGAGTTCACCAACCTGATTGCTGGGGATATAGGGAACATTCTCGCCCCATGCGAACGGACGGACTACGGGGCGGGGGCGGCTAATACGGGGCGATGGAAGAAGATCAGCGGGGATACTATTAACACCGACAGTCGCCTGGATACAGACGGGAACTATCTAGTCAATAGCAGTGATGCGGCGACGCGACTCGTTATCAGCGGTGACAGCACGATCTGTTTATGGGACGATGGCGGCGACAATGATACCTGTATCGCGTGGTGCCGCATAGATACAGTTGCCGTTGATACCCGTTCATTCTCGACGTTTTCCTTTTGGGCGGACATCGACCTAAGGCACTACCACGAGGGCAGCGGTGATAAGGGCACCACCTTCGGCACCGAACTCCGGAACGGAACGACGCCGCTGGGATTCCTCCGGATATTCCTAACCAGTGATAGCACGCTCAACAGTTACCGTTACTATGACATCGTCGACACGACGGCATCGCGCGGGTGGAATCACTTCCTTATCTCCCGGTCGGATTTTTCCCTCAAGAAGACGGATTCCCTGATGCCATGGCCGATGGACACGACGGCGGCATGGGCAGCCGCCCACAGATTCCAATACGTCGGATTCATGCTGAAAAATGATTCCACCGGTGCTGGTAACGTCCGCGTAATGGTGGATGATTTGCGCTACAACAAGCGGGCGCGTGCTAAATTCATGTTTCGGTTTGATGACGGCAATCTTACGCAGCTGACCCATGCCTTCCCAATTCTAAACGATCAGGCCTTCGCGGCTTCCGTGTTCGTCTGTCCGTACAATATCACCGACGATCCCGCCACTTATTTAGATACGCTTGATCTCGACACTCTATACCGGGCGGGCTGGGATATATGCAACCATGGATGGTACAGCTCTCTTAGCGTTGGTATTGGATTTGGTGACACCATTGTCATGGCGGGGCGCGGACTGCTAAATGATCGCCGTATAATAAATCGTGCGCAGGAGTATTTGTTAAAGCATGGATGGAAGCGCGGAGCCGGGTTCTTTGCGTGGCCCTACAACTGCTATGACTCCACGGCAATCCAAGTGGTATCCGAGCGGCATGACTTCGCGACTGGAGGAAAGGCTTTCGGCATTCGCGATCAGATAGACGACGTGCCAATTGGCGCGGAGATAATGAAATACACCTACCCATATTTCATGCTCACCGGAGGTCACCCGGAGTACGATATCCAATCAATAAGAGAGCTCATTGATAAGGCGATTGAGCGTGGCGCACCGCTGATCTTAGGAATGCACGGTTTCTGTGGACATCATAAAGATACATGCCATGTCGATGGTGATAGTATCGAGACTGGAAGCACGTGGGAATATCCCGGCACAACTATCTATCAGAATCTCGACGAACAGATCCCGGATGATGCCATAACGGCCGTGAGTCTTTACGATGCAACCAGTAATGCGGAATTCCTACTCACCACTTCCTGCGGCGCGGGAATGTACGTCGGCACGGCCGACAGTACCATTGTCGATACTCTGAGCATTCTTGTCCGTGTTCGCGGGAGTGCCTCAACCAATAATGACACGATTCGAGTTATCAAGCGGGATACCGTGGCGACCTCAGACATCACGGTCGGCTATATCTATGGGCTTCCCGTGGCATGGACTACTTATAAATTCGACATTGTCCGTGCGCAAGAATCCCAAGTGGCGCCGATGAGAATCGGATTGAAATGGCCGGCCTATGCCGGAGCAACATCTGATACGATGTTGGTAACCTGGATGGCCGTTGCGTCGGGGGATGATTCCAGTTACGGGGGAACATTGACCGATTCCTCCTATTTGCGGGCCATCTGCGATTACCTGAAAGTGAAAGAGGGATATATCGATGTGGTGTCGATGTCGGAATATTTCCGTACGGTCGGTGCGGGTGGTCGGCTGACCACCGTGCTGAAGGATACCCGGGAGTCGAGGGATTCAATCCTCGGCATGACATCGGCCATTGTCATTCTGGAGGATTCGATTGGGACATTGATGGATATGTTTGTTGTGGTGCGTGATTCGCTACAGGCGGTGTTGGATACGTTGCAATTGTATGATGCCGCTGGTCATTTGTCTGTCAATGTGAACGACAAGACGGGATTCACGGCATCGCTGACGGCGGGGCAATTCCAAAAGATTGCCGACTCGGTCTGGCTCCTGGCCTTGACGAGTTCCGCAAAGCGACAGATTGACTCCGTTGCAGGCGCGACGCTGAAGAATGGACAGATTCAAAAGGTCGCAGATTCTGTGTGGTTGGCAACTCTCACGGCCTCAGCAAAGCGCCAAATAGATTCCGTAGCCGGGGCTACGTTGAAATTGGGACAGATTCAGAGGATCATCGACTCTGTCTGGCTTGCCACCCTATCGAGCGGTCAGCGCAAGATCGATACGACACTCGGATTCAGGGCAACACTCTACCAGAAAATCGCGGACTCTGTATGGCTTGTGACCCTATCGAGCGGATACCGCAAGGTTGATAGTGTCGGTGCGCTGAGAAAAGGCGAAATACAACGCATTGCAGACTCGGTTTGGTTGGCTACATTGTCCTCCGGTACGAGGGCAGTTGCTTCTACTGGAGGAACTGTTACCCTTGCCGCTGGTCAATATACGAAGATCAAGGACACTGTCCAGATCGGCACCTATACATTGGCGGCTGGTCAGTTCACCAAGATCGGCGATACGATATGGCTGCGGAGTATTCGCACGCTGACGGCGCTGGGTGATACGGCCACATTGACCGCAATGCGGGATTCCATCAATGCGATTCTGGATACCTTGCAGAATCAAGACAACTGGATCGCCAAGGCATCCGAATTGCAGAAGGTAGTCGATACCATCAACGTGGCGCTCGACACACTCCAGTTGCATGATAACTGGGTGGCCAAGGCTTCGGAATTACAGAAGGCGCTTGATAGCATTAACGCCTCCTTGGATTCACTACAACTCCAGGATGATTGGGTGGCGAAGCAAGCGACCCTCACTACGACACAAGCGACCCTCGGGACCGTTCGCGACACGGTGAACGCCATAATTGATACGACGCAGAATCAGGATGGATGGATCGCTCAGAACTCCGTTCTCATAGCCGCGCGCGATACCATCAATGCAATCATTGACACACTGAAACTATATGACGCAGCAGGCCACCTGTCCGTTGAGGTCAATACAAAAACAGGATTCACCGCTTCACTCGCGGCTGGTCAATTTCAGAAAATCGCTGATTCGGTTTGGCTGATCACATTGACGGGAGGCGTCAATCGCACCGTCCCTAATGCATCCCTGGGCATGGGGCAATTCCAGAAGTTGGCAGATTCTGTCTGGCTCGCGACTCTGTCCAGCGGGCAACGTAAGGTTGATACGACGCTCGGCTTTCGATCCGCACTCTACCAGAAGATTGTGGATTCAGTTTGGTCTGCTGTTCTGTCAAGTGGTGCGAAGCGGACCGTCGATTCCGTGGGTGGACTCAAAAGCGGTGCGGCACATGCCGTGGCGCTCGCGTCTGACTCCACAGGGACGGCTGATCTCGTAAAGTTCTTCGGGGCGTGTGACAACTGTTACTACCGATTATTCCCCGCGAGTGGGGCGAGTAATAAGGACAGTGCGATCGTGATTGATCCGAGTAGGGGAGTAGACAGCCTGGTCGGAAAGATCATTTACAAGCACGGTACGGTGCCCGCCGTGTATGACACGGCGTATTTCTATACGGCTCCCTGGTGATGACGTATGCCGCCTGATGATAGGTTTAGAGGACGTCCTGGTGATGCGCGCTTTCAGCAGGCGCTGGCGCAGACCATCACTCTCGCCGTCCTGACGTTGGCTTCCTCGGTACAGACCGCAGAGGTGACGCCGGGGCCGGTATCGATTCAGGCAAATGTCCAGACAATTACCGCGGCACCACAGACCTGCGGGATTACTCCGGGCGCGGTATCAATATCGCTGGATGCATTGACGCTCGCTTCCAGTCCGGGAGTAATTCAAGTTGCTCCCGGTGCCGTATCTATTGCCGCCAATCCGCTTACGCTTACTGGCACACCTCAATCCCTGACTATCGTTCCCGGAGCGGCGTCTGTTGCTCTTAATGCACTGAATCTTGCCGTATCTCCAGTGGACGTTGCGGTCGCGGTTGGGGCCGTGTCTGTTGCACTTGATACCCTCACTCTGATATCGCAGACAGGCGACCTTGCGGTGACGGTCGGAGGCGTGTCTATCGCGCCGGCGGTCCTCACGCTCGCCTCATCTCCGCAAGTGCTGACATTGGCGGTTGGCCCCGTCACGGTTAATCTCGATGCCTTGTTCCTGACGTCCGCAGCGCAGACCCTTAGTATAACCAGCGGTATTGTGTTGCCGATGGATGTGTTAACCGCGGCAACGGCAGCGCCGACACTTGTCGTCACTCCGGGCACAG